TTCAATACCAACCACTTCAGCAATGGCACCTCCTCCACCACCTCCAGTAATTGTAATTGTTGGTTTTACTGTATAACCACAACCAGGATTTATAAGATGAACTGCAGTAATAGTTCCACCTTTTGTGCCATCACATCCAATATAATCATTAGTAAGGACTGCAAATGCCTTTGCATCAATACCACCTGTAGGTGCAGATGATATTGCAACTATTGGTTCTGATGAATATCCACCACCCATATTTGTCACATTTATACTACTTACAGCACCAGAACAAATTCCAATAACTGATGCAGTAGAAGGTGTTGCAACACCAATCAATTGCAGTTTTTGAATATAACCAATTTTTTCAATTTCATCATCAATTGTCTCTACACCAGTATCAAGAACTTCATCCTCATATCTGTAGAGTTGACACTTAAGTGTGTAAACATAATTCTTTTGTAATTGATAGAATGGTTGTTCATGTTCAACATAATTAATTTCAAACAACCTGTCACCCAATGGAAAATAAATTAAATCACCTTCTTTTGGTCTAGTTGCTAATTCAATATTTGGAATATCTTTAATTAAAGGTGTAATATAGTTTTCATATCTTTCTCTTGAAACAACTAATGTCAAATCATCTTGCTCTTCAATGCCAAATTTTGACAAAATAGTTCCTTGACCACCATATCCTTCATAACTGTCAAGATATGCTTCTATTGGATATGCATTATCAAACTCAGATTGAATTACCTCTCTGATTACAGTATTTTTCTTGACATACCTTCTAGGAATATAATATATTTCAATGCCATACATCTGCAACTGTTCGTTGACAAGACTTTGTATGAGATTCTGCTCTTGCTTAGAGTTGTTTAAAAAATATGGATTGAGCATAAGATCAACCTATCAAATCCATTGGTGGTAACTCATACTTACTTAGCATTTCAACCTTGATTTCATCAAGTTCTCTTTGACCATCATCAAAGAGTTGCCTTCCATTGAATTCAATACCTCCTGGAAGTTTTACACCAGTGAATTTTATAAGGTTTTGACCCCATTGTCTTTTGATTAAGGCAGTCAAATATCTTTTAATAAATGGATCATTATAGACTCTTGTATAATCATTGGGATTCAGTGCTCTATAACATTCAAGAATAATAAACTCACCTTCTTTGATGTTATCCCAATCAACATCAAGATACATTCTATCTTGTCTAATATTAAATCTGATTCTCTTGTGGGTATTCAAGAGAAAATCCATTGTCTCCAAATAACCCATTGACATTGAATATGAGAGTAGGTCAGTGCTTCCAAAAAAGTATATGTCATTCAAGAAAAGTTGATACTTGAAACTAAACATATTAGAACTACTTGCTGCCTGAGCATCATCATATTTAAATATTTTTTCAATACCTATTACTTGGGGTGGTACTTGAATATAGTTACTATTTTCATAAAAGGCAAAATTTGTTGAATCCCCACCAATTGTTGTATTAACTGTAGTTGAAGTAATACCTGTTTGAGTAGTGGCACTTTTTGCTCCAGGAGGTCTTGCCTTACCTCTTTCAATATCTTTAGCAGTCATCTGATATTTGAGAAATGCCTTCTCAACACCATCATAGTGTCTTTCTTGAAAATACTGAATGGCATCATCCATCAAATCCTGAACTTGCTCATCAGCGACATTTATTTCTAAGACAGGGGCACCTAACTGTCTTAAGCAATAATCTATAAGTTCTTGTCTAGAAGAAGGTTGTGCCATTATACACTATATCCTTTGTTATATTTAGGAGACAGAGAGACCTCCCTCTACCACTATATTTCCTGATACCATCTTATAAACTGTTGATGCAGAGCTTACAATATTGATATCATAATAATATCTTCCTGGTTTTAAATCTTTTGTTACAGTATCAGTAAGTGAAATGTTGAACTGACCTCCAGTAACATTAGTTATACCACTGCTAAATGCAGTAATTCCACCTGATGAAGATCCAATTGCAACACTTTTTTTGAATTTGCCATATATTGAATAACCAGTGAGGTTAAAAGCAGACTTGTTCTCTTGATTTACTTGAAATGTAGATTTAAAGTCAGAACCTTCCAATATTGTAAGGTTTACACCATACGCAGTATTGGAATTTGGATTGAAGGTGATAGTGTTGTTAGCCATTGATTACTGCTTTTAACATTAATTTGATTTCATCTAGATCACCTTTCAAATCATCAACTTTTTTTTCAAGGGAGTCAACTCTTTCTGTATTAGAACTAAGTTTCTCCCTATTTTTTATGTATGCTTGAAATTCATTTCTATTTGTATTAATTATGGCATTTGTTCTGCCATCTCTGGACAAATTTTTATTGCCCTCAACAGGAATGTAACTCATGCTAATGCAATTCCTCTAAGGTTTCTAAATTGAGGAACAACTGCTTGATTTGTAGATGTTCCAATCAATTTAAGTCTAAATGATTTGAATGGAGGAAGATTGTCCATGGTGAATTTATATTCAGTAAAATCATTGATAGAAGGTGTTTGAGTCAACTTATCAAGTTTTTTCTTTAATGTATCAGGTGTTCCATCTGAATCTGCAGAGTTAATAACTTGACCATATGAATCAATATTATTGATTCCTGGGAAAGGCTTAAACTTGGTTTCATTTGCACTTACATCTTGATCAAGTGCATAGAACATTCTTACGTCACTTGTATTAGAGATGTAAGCATCAATAAACACTTTCAAAGATGTTGCAGGATTTTCAAGAGTTACATTCTTAGTTACATATATCATGCTGTTAGGATCATTAGGGATACCAACAACTCTTGGATCTGTGGCAAAGTTTGTGATTGGACCATCAACTCTATTTGATACAAATATAACAGAGGAATGATTTAGATCAACCATTGGTGAGATTCTTCTATCATAAGTAATAAAATCAAGGTTTAAAGTAAATGACTTATTTCCAGGAAGTGTGTTGAGAAGTTCATTTTGGTTAACTGATGAAGCAACCATTCTTTGAGATTCAAAGTAATTCTTCTTGTTGAACTGAACATCTTGGAAACCTTGATCAATAAAAGCAATCTCATTTCCAGAGGCAGAAGTCTCAGAAATTGTTCTGGCAGAAGCAAGAACATATGCACCCTCAGGTGCTGTTGATGTAATATCAGGAATAATAAGTGAGTATGGGATATTATATGATCCTTGGGCAGTATTGACATTTGTAGAACCATCTGTCATGTAATTTGTCTGAGGAATAAATGTTCCACCAACACCTGTTCTATTGGTGCCATTTTCTGCCATATCAATCTTTACATGATAAGAATCAATTGCTAGAGGATCTCTCTTAGTTACTTCACTAAGATTATGAGTTGTATTAATTCTTCTCAGTGATACATCATTAAACTCATACTTGGTAACAAAATCATTTACTGAGTGACTTGCAGCAACACCTTCAACTACTCTACCAATACCAGTCAGTGTTCCAGTAACACCTGAACCAGAGGTAACACCCTCATATTTAATGATTTCATCTCCAATTTGGACATATCCTGGATTAGTGTTTGAAACACCAACATTTTCAAATGTATTAAAACCATTAGTATTTGCAATTGAAATATTTGCAGTTGTAGATCTTGTAATATTTGTCAGAAGACTTGTAGGTCTACTGCTTGATTTTACACCTCTAATTTGTACTCTATTGGTACTAGAATACATACCATGATTTCTTTGCTTGATCTTAAGATGTAAACCATCAGTGATAACCACAGAACTAGTTGGTACAACAGATCCAAAAGCGCCAGCATTAATTGACAATCTTGTTCCAGCAGTTGAATTATACTCAAGATAATCAAGAGCATTTGTACTAAATTCACCTTGAACATTTTTTAAAATTAGTGAATTAGTAGCAGTAATAACTCCAACTGTAAATTGAGCACCAGATCCAAGTTCCTTACTACCAATGGAAAGAGGTTTAAGAACATCACCAACAACATAATTTTTACCACCATCTCTTACTGTTGCTGCAATTGCAACGCCATCAAGAACTGTAATATCTGCAGTGGCATCAGTACCTCTTCCAGTAACTGCTGTCAATCCAACACCAGTAAATGTAAATGATCCTGCAGATGGTGTAAATCCAATACCAGCAGAAGTAATACTCATACTACCAGTAACAATACCAGCAAACTGTTTTACAAAACCAGATGCTCCAGTGTTTCTTTGAATAACTTTATTCCCTACAATAAGAGGATTAGCAACACCTATCTGATTAACAGTTGTTCCAATACCAACACTTACTTGTCTGGATTCAGCAAGGATAGCACCAGGTGCAATTGCTTCATTCCTATCATCAAGATCTGGATTATAGAATTGAACGTTTCCAGCCCCAACAAAGTCACCTCTATGGAGAACAAATTTCATATCTTCATATTGACTTGGAGTCCAAACTGAAGAGTTTTGTGACTTAAATAAGGATCCAAGAAGAGGTTGCTCAGTAACTAAAACTCTTCCAGACTCAGTTGCTAGTGTTGTTACATCTGCTTCACCAAGTCTTGAAATCCAAAGGTTATAAGTTGTGACACTTGCCATGACAACCAAAGCATATTCAGCACCAGGTCTGAGATATACTGGTGATTCAAATCTAAATTCTGTTGATACTGTTCCATCTTCAGAAACATTTACATTATCAGGATCCAGAGTTACCTCAGAGTACCCAAGAATTGTCTTATTTGGTGTTCCTAATGTAGTTTCTCTTATCTGAACAGTAACAGGTAGAGTTTCATCTTTTGTTTGGAAGAATAGATCAACTTTGGTTGCATAGACTCCAATCTTAGAATCAATCTTAAAAGTCTGTGCAAGTGGGTCACCTCTTCTGGGGGGTCTTGGTGGTGCTGGAGGAGGAGGTGTTGGTCTAAGAGTTCTACTATTGATAATGTCAAAGTTTATGTCAGATTCAACAGTTTGTGACTCTACCTCTACTTCTCTTGTCTCCACTCTTGCATTTCTAAGTGATAATGTTACTTCCTCAGTTGTATCAATATCACCTTGTGAAAAGAAGATTTCTTCTGCTTCAGTGGTGGTTGTTCCCTCAATAGTGCTGTTTATAGCACTGCTTGACAGTTTGAATACATTTCTTCCAGTATTAAATGTCTGATCTGAAATATCCCCTTCACCTGGAACATTGAAGCAACCAATTACTGTTCCAACTCTGTCTGAAATAAGATTTACATTAGTTACAGTTGCTTCAGCACCACTTGTCTGACCTCTAAGAATCATTGTGTTTACAACATGACCACGAAGAGTAGGATTTTCTTCAGATGCTAGACTTGCAGTATCAATATTGAGAATTGTACTTTCTGCAGAATACACTGAGGGAATAGCATTAGATCTTAGATAAGGATTGCTATCATAGAAATCAGTAGGGTTATTAAATGGACCATACTTGTGATTAGCAGTAGCAACTCTAAATCTAATTGTTGGTGAGTCTACAGCACCAAGTCCTTCTCCATTTTGTGAAGAAATATTTCCAACAACTTCTTCACCAACCTGGAAAACTCCAGAGTTCATAGAGATTTGAACAAGTTTGGGAGTACATCTTGTAGTTACATTGACATTATCAAAGAATGAGAACACCTGAGTATTTGGTTTTAATCTTGTTCCTGTAAACTCAATGTTTCTCTCCCTCATAAAGTTGGAGATAGATCTGTTTACAATTCTTGAACCAAGTGATGCTGCTTCTGTAAGAACTTCATTTACAGTCTGCTGAACACCTGTTCTATTCTGTTCAATATTGATTGTTCCATCAATAGAAGTAGTATTAATTGTAGAGAGATTTTGATTAGATCCGCCAAGTCCCAAATCACCTGTAGATCTACCAGTTCTTCTTGAAGCAGCTGCAAATGTTTCAGTTTGATTTGTTCCAGTAAGGTCAAGATTAATACCAGTGGTTTCCCAAGAATTCCAAAGTGTAGGTGCTACACCAACTCTTAGACCATCATCACCATCTGTAGTCTCTGCCTGAAGTGCTTGAGAAACAGATTCAAAGTTACCTTCAATAATTACATCATTAGTCTCAGGAGGAAGTGTACTTACCCACACATCAGTAGTAGGATTTAATGCAATACTTCCTTGATAGAAGTCAACCAAGAATGGAGTAACATTTTCAACTCTAGTTGCATATGGTTGTGATATTTCAGCAATCTCAGTATATGCCAAACTAATTACATTTCCAGTTCTCTGAACATTTTGACCTGCAAGAGATGCAAATCTAGAATCAGTATTTGGTTCTGCAATTGTTCCAATTCCAGGAATAGCAGCACTTCCAACTTGTAGATTTACAGCAGTTGAATAATGTGCAGGTCTTAAGATTTTTTCAACTGGATCAATACTATTTCTTACACCAATTGTTACATCTTGAGGTGTATAGGAAGAGAAATTATCAATAAAAATACCAGACTTGAATCTATTCAGACCATTTGTATCTGAAACAAATGTGTTAAGAGTATTTTGCTCAAGAAGATTAAGTGAAGTGTAATATTCAAGATTTTTTATTCTTTTTTCAAGTTTTGCGATATCATTCATTTGATATCTCTTGTGCTCAACAAACTTTATCTTTGAATCTTTAACAGAATAAAGATAAGGTGGATTAAATACATTGGAAATATTCAAAGATCCAGGAAGAATGTCAGGAAGTTCTGGTCTATCTGAAGGAGCACCAAGAGTAACCTGGATATCACCATTTTTTGTTAAGTACAATCTATCTGCTCTTCCAAGATAGTAATCATATGCAATGATAGAGGATTCATCACTTGCAAAAATATGCTTGGTGCTGTGATTATCATTATCAAATGCTCTACCATCAAATTCAAATGGTGAACTTGCTCCAGCAGTTACAGTATAATCTGACACTCTTGGTCTTAGATCAATTATATCAGTATTTCTAAAACCATTTGTCAATTGTACTTCTGTGGAATAATTGCAATTTTGATATGAGTTTGCAACAGTAATATCACCAACATCACTAGGATCATAATCAAGATATCCATGATAAATAAGAAGTTTTTTAGTTGGTACATGTGAATTTGCCTTTCTAATCAATCTTGAGATATCATAGATATCACTTCTCTGACCATTATCAAATTCAAATGAAGAGGTAATATTTGGTGAACCAGCAGTTATCTCAGAAGTATTTGCTTGAACTCCTGAAGTGCTATAATTAACTATTTCACCATTCTGGAATTGTTTGTTGTTCAAATAAGCAAAAGAAATTGAAGAGGTAGAGTTTTTCTCAAGCAATATTGCCTTTGCATTACTTAAATTGCCAATGAATACTTCTCCAATTGACAAATCATTTGTGTTTCC